GAAAACCCTAATATTAACCCTGTAGTCAACATCCAAAGACCGATCCAGATCAGTAATGAGGAGGTTGTGGAGATAGCTGAAAGTGAAGATAAGAAATTAGATATGGTTATCACTTGGGATGCAGATGAAGCGGAAATTTATGATTTTTATGACGCTCCAAACTGGGATTTTTCCCAATCAGATTCTCTAGAATTAGACAGGGATTCTCCTATCGCTAGTATATTAACTATAACAGATGCCTTAATACTTGAAGATAGCCCCTCTTATTCAAATATAGAAATCGGTGATGGTTTTTCAGTAACATTAAAATCTACAGATTTTACTTTTCAAAACAGCAATGGTTTTACTGGAGTGAAAGATGATGATAATGTGTATTCAGTTTTAAATATAACTGAAGGATCGAGTATGGATGCTATGTTTTCTACGATTGGTCTAAAGATAAATGTAGATTCAACTAGCAGCTTAACCCTACGAGGAGCTGGAGACTCAATAAATAGCCAAACAGAAAGATCAATTGTTAATTTATCTCCAAATGCAAAGCTGACTTTAAGTTCATTAAATCAGTTTACGGTACAGGGTGATGATATTTACTTGAATGGAGTTTCTTTTTCTCAAAACCCTTCTATTTTGAAGTTTAACGGCTCTACAGGTACTGCAATTCCAGAAGCTCATTTTATATTGCTAGGCTCTATATCTATAATTCTACTTTTAGGTAAGCGGGGGAGGTAGTAAATTTCAAAAAAAACGGCATCCATAACAGATGCCGTTTTTAATTAATCAAAGAGTTCTCTTTCTAGCTTTCTGTATCTAGCGTCAGAATGCCAAATTTCATCAGTCGGAGGAGTGTATATCCCCTCTTTAGTCTGAATCGCTTGGCCCGCCTTCAGATTCAAGGAAGACGGTTGATATATGTTTAAAGTCGTCGTTTTCGGATTTGAGCCGCTTACGCAAGAGGTCAGCCCGATCAGAGGAGTTGCTATCACCAGCAGCCCGTAATTCTTCAATTTCGCTAATAAGTTCATTTTTTATCTTTCTATGTTGATTTTTAATTTCAAAAAAAGCTAATTTATTCCTTAACATAAGGTATAATTCAACGCTTTTTAACACGGATTTGATTAGAGACATCACTTTACTTGTTTTTTACTGTTAAAGATTTCTTTCTCGTCATAATCTTTTACACTTTTTACGGAGCCAGATACATGTTTAGCGCAATTAATTGCATCATCTTCTGAGGAGTATGAATGATGATAACGACCTTTTTTATCGTAAACACGATATTTTACTAATTCTTGTTTCATTATGGTTTAAATTCTAGAGAGATGTTGGCGACAAATTTTTTATCATCAGATATCATGCCTTGAATTATGCATTTACCTTCTCTTAGAGAGATACGTTTCCCATCAAAAAGGTATTTTTTATCATCAATAGTGATTTGAGTCACACATGCATTGATTCCAGATTCTACGTTAATGATGTCATATTCGACTGTTTTATCTTGTAGGTGACGGCTTGATTCATTGGTCCCCACAACTTTAAGATATTTATTCATTTTAGTTTTGTTATACCATAGGACGGTCTGCCCCTTATCATTGAATATTATAGCTCTTTTGTCGTATCTATCTATCCATTTTTTATAAAAATCTACTTTAAATGTACGTCTAATTTCTGAAGCAAAATATTTCCCATTAATATTTCGAATATGATCCATTATTCGGTGAAAAGCTCTAACTTTGATTAAGCTGGATTTTGGGTGGTTCCCAAACAAAAACTGTATATGATTGTAATAGGTTAATTCTTTTGTAAAAACGTAGCCAATATCATCGCAGGAATAAATGTCACAACCCTCGCAGAAACTATCGAAATGTTTTCTGATTGCATTAGTCCTCATAGCTCTAGACCCATAGCAAAAAGCTTTGTAGGGCTTAGATTTTAAACAAAAATTAAAGAAGTCATCCCAGCATTCTTCTTTGTTGATTAATTGTTTAATTATCATTTCTCTTGTTTATAATACTAAAAGAAGTGTAATATTAAACATGGCGGTTGAAGGAAAAAACGAAGTAGCAAGAAGTTTATTGGATTTACAGCCAACGGCGATTGTTGAATTGTATAAATTATACCCAGATACCACTAATAGCCCTAGTGTTTTCATTAGTTTTCATGGAGGCTCAATGTTTGGTAAAAACATCACTTGGCAAGGTGTTCAATATATACCTGTACCCATAGAAGCCGAGGGTTTTGGGATTTTTGGAGATGGTACCCTCCCCCGCCCTAAGATAAAAGTAAGCAATAATGACAGGTTAGTTACTTATTTCTTAGGTAAATACAAAGATTTTAAAAACGCAGCTATACTTAGAAAAAAAGTTTTTGTCAAGCATCTGGATGATGTGAATTTTGATGGGCAAAACCCTTTTGGATTAGCTAACTCTGAAGCTGAAATTTCAGAAGAAAGATATTTAGTCGGTCAAAAAGTCCAAGAAAACAAAGCTTTTGTTGAGTTTGAGTTAAATTTACCTTTAGATCTTGATAATTTTGATGTAAACTACAGGACTGTAAATGCAAAATATTGTTATTGGACTTATAGAGGTTTAGGTTGTCAATATAAAGGCAAGCCTATTGAAAAAGAAGATGGCGGGTCTTTTCTTAATGTGGTTGACGAAAGGGTTTCTGTGGATGCTGATGACGAATTAGTGAGAACTGGACAATTATTTTATGAATCTGAAAAAGTTTATAATGCTGGTGAATCTGTTTACTTGGAAAACAAAAGGATTATAGTTGATAGAAATCAAGACCACCAACCTATTTACCATAAAACTTGGTATGTTTGCGTGAGTGGGCATTCAGGTCAACACCCAGAAGATAACGGCTCTTTTTGGCAAAAAGATGGGTGCAGCAAAAAAATTGAAGCGTGTCAAAAGAGATTCACGAGTGAAAGTTTGAAAAGGGTATCTTTAGGTGCGGAAGAAACAGGTTTTAATTACTTACATTTAGATGGTGAGCAGGGTGCGACTCTAGCGACTCTTGACTCTGATGTCACTGGCGTATTTAACACTTATAATTGGACTGTTTCTGTTTGGATGCGTGGGGATAAGCAATACAAAAATGCTACTGGATGGATGGACCCAACAGTATTCGCCACTAAAGCCTTACCTAGAACAGATAAAGTTTTTCAACCTTCATCTTCGGGTTCATTTACAGATAGTGTTACAGCCAACCTACACTTTTCTTCTAGAATTGAGGGTGAAGAGGGGTTATTCTTAGAATTCTCAGCGCTTCAAGCTGGCTCAGACAGGAGCCATACAAAGAAAATCCCTACTAAGATAGCCTCATCAGAAAAATTTAACTTTCTAGTCTTTAGGGTTACTTCTCCTTCTTACCCCAGCGTTGAAGTGCTAGTTAATCCATATAAAAATCAGTATGGAGCGTTTACTTGTGCGAATAAAATCACAATGAGGTCTGATGCTTTTGATAAAGGAGTAGACTTTTTCTCTATATTTGGCGAGGCGACTGGCGAAAATAACATTCATAAAGAAAATTGTTTTGGAGGCGATATAGCGCAGGTTTGTGTCTGGGATAAAAAACTAACCAATGACGAAGTTTCTTGGTTGGGTTCGGCAAATAGTATAGCTGATTCTGAGTATTACCTGACTGACAACAACCTACAAAAACGTGTTGATTTATATTGTGATTATGCGCCTTTGTCATATGGAGAAACTACTGGTTACTTATCGTCTTTAAGGACCAATCTAAAGGCTTGGTATGATATGAATACAGCTTCTGCCAGTGGTAATTTTTATGTGTTAGATGAGTCTGATGCTGACAATCACCTAACAGGATTTGGTGATACTAGTGAATTTTCGACACGGAGGTTAGATTATACAATGGGTAAATTTGAACAGTTTGTAGCTAACCAAAACGCGATGCAACCTCTACCTTTTGGTGGGTTCCCCGGAACAGACGGATTTGATTATAAAGCTTTAGGATCAGAAAATATATGAGTTTAAAATCTAAACTGCAAGAAATAGTTGACTACTCAGAGAGCAACCCATTCATGGAGGTTTGTGGTTTTTTGGGTTTTGATAATAAAATAGAGAGTTATGTGGTCCAGAATTTAGAGAATATAGCAGAAGATCCTAGAAACAACTTTATGCTAGACCCTTTAGAGTATTTAATGTTTAAAGAGAAATTTGATATGGTCGCTATATATCATAGCCATATCAATGTAGATGAACAACCTTCGGAGTTTGACGTAAAGATGTGCAATAATTGCTGTATTCCTTTCCTCATATATAGCTTAGAGACTAAAAAATTTAATCTTTATGAGCCACAAAATTTAGAAACAGATGTAAATATACATAACAGGTTCAAGGACGACTATGACAACTATTAGATTACACGGGATTTTAGCTCAGAAATACGGTAAAGTGTTCAAAATGAACATAGATAAGCCTAAAGATGTTATTAGAGCTATAGATGTAAATAGAGAAGGTTTTCGAAAAACTGTAATAGACTTACAGAAACAAGGTTTTAGTTATGAGCTTATCGTTAATAAAGAAAGGCTAAACAAAAAATCCTTTCTAAATAAAAAACATCCTAAAGAGATAGATTTTGTTCCTTTTATTGTGGGTGCTGGCCCTGCTGTACCACTTCTTAAAGCTATTGGGCTTGCTCTTGCTAGTGCAGCTATACAATATGCCCTAACAGATCCGGGAACTATTGATGGCGGTGAAACGACTATAGGTTCAGATAGTAAATCTTTGTTATTTAGTAGCAGTATAATCAACTTAACTGCTCAAGGGTCTCCACTTCCAATTGGCTATGGGAGATTGAAAGTTGGATCTAGCGTAATTCAATCGTCCATGAAGTCTATACCGCAAACTGTCAGAACTGTAGATGCGATGCAATCTGATAATTATGTTCCTGAGACTGAAGAGGGAGTTTTTAATCAGGAATCAAACATTGAGATTTCTAATCCTACCATCTAGTAAACAATGAATCATCTTTCTAGAAAAAAAAGGTTATACGGAGCGGGTAAAAAACCTAACGTTAAACCTGCTGTTCTGTCTCCTCCAAAGATAGGTGATTTTCAATTCGGATCGTCTTTCAGTTACATGGAGACTCTTGATCTTATTTCAGATGGTCCCATAGAAGGCTTAGTGGATTCTAAAGGCAACCTTTTAAACAAGGAAGACGCTTCAAGAGGTGTGTATTTAGATGCTACCCCGGTTTCGATATCTATTAAAGAGGTAGAAAGCTCTGATAATGAAGAATCTGTAACAGATCTTACGAAGATAGACGTGAGTATCGCCAGCTCTTTCCAAAATTTAAATGTAGCCGATCAGGGTGGAGAATCTAGTGCGAGAGTAAATGATATAACTCACTCTAATCAAACTTACAGTAAGGGTGTAGATAAATTAAATAGCCTTATAACTTGGGACAATCTTGTTGATGGCGTAGATCCGATAGCTTCTATTTCTGACCGTTTGACATTTCGAGCTTTAAGTACTTTTACAGGCGGCAATTATCCGAATATAGCATTGTATGATTCTAATAATGAGTCCATCAATATAGTGCATAGTGCTGTACATCAAAGATTTTCGTTGCTTTTCGCTAATGGTAGTAATTTCGCAGCTAACACAACAGAACTCTTTGTTGGTTTTTACAAAAATTATGTAGACACTATTAAACCATTAGATCAAAATGGAAAAAGAAGAATAGCTAATACAGTCTTGGCTGAAAAACTTGGAGGAAGCTCGGCGGAAGGAGTGGAGACATTTATTAAAAGTTTAACTACAGCTTACAATGTAACTTATCTAAATAATGCTTTTATGAGGTCTCTCATAAAACAGAAAATGAATAGTTTTTTTGGTGTGGGTTGGGAAGAGCGTGAATTAAAGGATTTAAGCGATCAATTACTTTATACCGTTGATGATGCAGGGCATTTTTTGATCTACTACCCTAAACGGGACATTTTAAATGGAGCATCTTCTGTAACGTTTGAAGACCCTAAGCAAGTGCGATTTTCTTTAATTGATTCTGGCGGTAAAGAATCTCGCATACAAAAAAATTCTGGCTACATAGATCTTTTAATTCCTGTCTGTAATGAAAATGGTCAAGTCCAAACTAGTGAAGGTATTCTCGGTGCTGTATTTTTAAATATACCTCACTCTCCTTCATTACAAACACAAGCCAATACTCACCGCGCTCAAGTGGAAGCTGGCCTTATTCCTTGGTGGCAACCAAGAACTTCCCATACAGGGTATTTAAAAGAGGAGTCTTATGATATAGATAAGGTTATATCTGATTTTAAAAACATACAAACTATTTCGTTAGTTGAGAAGCCTTTTAATTCAAGGGATAATTCAAAATATAATTATAATAACGTTTTAATCGAGTCTAGGTTGGGTCATGAGGATCAACCGCCATTTAAATATTTTAATAAAATAAATATAGACAAACTTGTAGATAAAAGTGTCTTCGGCCCATTTAGAGTGTCTGGCCAAGTTCAAAGGATAAAAAAGAATACAACTTTTAACAAAGATAATATGTCGATGGACCAAGCGGAATACGATGGTCCTGATATTATATTATCACAAGGACTACCTACTAATGAAGGCAGTAATGATAATAAACGAAGTGCTAGCGAAAATAAAAACTACTCCTCTTGGAATAATAAGAATAAAGAATATGATTTAGAAGAAAAGTCTTCACCAATTACTTATGTAGTTCAAAACCCTAATGTTAGTGAGGTTTTTGTCACTTTAAGAATAGATTCTCTTTTTGATACTGTAGAAGACAGTTATGGTAATCAGGACAACGCTTTTAAAACTGGAGACAAACTACCAGCGATAATGAACGTCGAAATTGAGGTTGGAAAAATTCTCTCTGACGGCTCATTACAACCTACGTCGTCAAGGACTTATAGAATATCAGCTTTAATAGAAGGGGCTACTTTAGTAGATATAGGAAATCCAATTAACGAAGGGACATCGCAACAGTATAGACATATTAGGGATATAACTAATGTAAAAGGCGATGCTGATTTATCTACTCCATTTTATTTACCTAGAGTAAACAATTATTCAGAAAATAATGTATATTCTTCTCCAGAGAAAAGATATGTTAGAGTCACAAAACTATCTACAGAAACTTTTTCAGTATTAATCTCTAAGGATTTAAATTTTTATAAAGTAACTGAAATCATACCTGTCAACTTAACTTATCCTTTCTCAGCTATTATAGGCACAAAGATAGATTCCAAGAATTTCTCTTCAATGCCTCAAAGATCTTTTGACGCTAGGCTCAAGAGAGTCAAGATTCCCAAAAATTATCACCCTACTGAAAAAGAGGGGGCGAGAAAAGATAAAAGATATTATGACCGCAAATCAGAGTTTGATGCCACCTCTAATGCAGACAAGCAGATTTATATTGGTGATTGGGACGGGACTTTAGTAGAAGGTTGGACAGATAATCCCGCTTGGATTTTATATGATTTATTAACTAATTCTAGATATGGTTTAGGCCAACATATTAGCTCTGGAGATGTTAACAAGTGGGAGCTGTATAAAATAGGAAGGTTTTGCGATGCTGTTGACGAGAAAGGTTTCTTTGAGGGGGTTCCTGATGGAAGAGGGGGTTTAGAGCCAAGGTATTCTTGTAACATTGTATTTAAGAGCGATGAAAAGGTTTTTGACTCGGTTCAATTAATTTCAAGGCTATTCAGGGGTAACACTTTCTTTAGAGCTTCAGAAGTGTCTTTCACTGATGATCGAGTAAAACTCCCTATAGCATTATTTAATAATAATAATGTTAAAGATGGGGTGTTTAATTATTCTAACTTGAGAAGAGATCAACAATTTAATACTGTTGAAGTTTCTTACTTAGATAGATTTGAGAACTTCACTCCAAAAGTTGAAGTTATTGAAGATGAAGAAGATATCCGAAGTAGGGGCGTTTTTAAGAAAAGAGTAGATGGCACGGGTGTGACATCAAGAGCTATGGCTAGAAGGATTGGCCAACATTTGATTTATAGAACAATTAAAGAGAATCAAAGGATCGCCTTTTCATCTGGTTTAGAAGCCTTACTCTGTCAGCCCGGAGACTTAATCATCGTGGATGATGATTTAAAAAATAAGAAATCTAATTTCGGTAAGATTCTTGATGTCGATGTTGAGAAAGAGTACATCCAACTTAGCGGGCCTTATGACGCTGACTCTATGACAGGCCAACTTACGGTGTACAACCCCACCGGAGAAAATTCACTTGGGAGTCTTTATAATGACGCAATAATTAAGAGGCAAAGAGCCGAGATGTTTGAAATAACAGGTTCAGCTTTTGAATTCCAATTTAATACATATAAGGGAAGGTATGTATTCTCTGGTTATCGGGACGGGTTCCTCTCCTCAGAACACTCCAACAGTACTTATACTCAATACGGAGTTTATACAGGTGAATTCAACAATACGACATCCCGGTTACTATATTATAATACAGATCATACAGGTTGGGTTTTTGCGACTAGCTTTAGTGAGAGTGATGCTCGATACATTAATGTAGGCACAGGTATACACACTTTAGTTGACCTCAACAAGGGGAGTATAGCAGCCTTTGATGCTTCTACCACTAACAGGAGGGGTTCGACCACTTATCCATTCTCTAATTATATTAGTGGGGATATAAGTACCTTATCAAATCAAGGTGTTTTAGAATCAGAAATATCTCTTAATTCGCCATCTCAAATAGTTACCTTAAACATAACTGGTTCTGTAGGTAATATGAGCTATGGATCTTTTGTCAGTGGAGTCGATTCTTCAGAATATCTTCCCTTCATTAAACTTGGTAGTCCATATAGATTTGAGCTTAAGGATACTAATGATATTATTTACAAGATTGATTCTATAAAAGAGAATTCGCCTAATGAGTATTTAGTTTCTGCGTCAAAGTTTGAGACTGGGAAGTTTAATTTGATAGAACAAAATATTTCTATTGAGACTAAAGAGAACACATATGATTATAATGTAGCTACAGAGATAGGCGATAAGAATTATTTAGTTTTAAGCTCTCCTCAAAATCTCGCTTTAAGCACTGGAGACTCTATTGGACCTTCAACATTCTATATTAGTGGTAACTGGGACGATGTAACAAATGCTAGCAGTTATGAAGCTACACTTAACATGCCTAGCTCCAGATCAATAACAACAGGAATAAGTAATAGTTCAGTAAAATTTGATAATTTAAACACTGTCGGAGCTTACGCTCTAAGTGTAAAAGCTGTTGGAGACTCCTCGTCTTCAAACATTTATTTAGATTCTGACCATTCCTCTAATAGACTATTTGTACTGTATGAAGACCTTGAAGAGTTTGACAGGCCATTTATAAATTCAATAACATTCAATTGATATGCCAATTACCTTAAGAGAATTTGAAACCACACAGCCAAATATTGACTTTACAGATTTATCGTCAACGATAACTGTTAGTGGTGTTAGGCTATTTAAGGATGTTACTATAAACGGTTTAATTACCGACAATATAAGTGGTGATGTATCTAATGGTGCAAGTTTTCTAGAGAATCCTTATACTAGTAAAGTTAGTGTAGACATTCTTAATCAAGATGGTTCTGTAGCTTATCAGAATTTTTTACAAGACTATAAATCTACAAACTTTACATTTACTGAATACGATAATGTTAATGTTTTTGGTGAATATGAAAAAGATTTTGGGGTTAGAATTAAAGTTGTAGGAAGAGATGATCTAGAACAGACTACAGAGCTTTTCTTATATGGAAACCATCCTTTAATTAGTGGTATTGAAATTCAAGATGCTAGCGGCACTGATAGCTTTAGCGCTTCCAAAGCGTCTCCAGTTCAAGTTTCAGCTAGCGGCCAGACAGGAAATCTATCAGGATTGATTACTTTTTATAATGACCCTGAATATATATCTTTTAATAGGATTGAAGTGTATAGTTCTACAAGTTCTGATGAGTTTATCAGTCAGGTAGACCCAAATATTGTTTTATCTAAACCTATAGTTGAGAGTGATTTTCGATACCCATTCAATATACCAGAGGGTTTAATTTCAGACTCTTCTGAATTTTATTTACATTTTGTAACTTATGGCCAGTTTGGAACTGGTGATATTTGGACCGTCGGCCCTCACAAATTTGAAAACGAGCCTGTGGGAAGTAATGAAATAGGCTTGCAGAGCCTCCAGCAGGTAACAGACATAGGGAACTTTACATCTAATGAAGTTGTTCTCAGAAACAAGTTAAGCATGAGCAGTGAAGGTGCTGAGATTGATTTTCTTGGTGGGGCGGCTAAAATGACTGCTAGTAGTGCGGAAGCGACCTCTGTAGCGGGTTTCAAAATAAGGTCTGATAAATACCAATTTAATGTTGGTTCTGAAGAAAACTCTAACGAAGTTAACTCTTTTGCCTCTGTAGCTTTAGCTGGAACTAAAAACAAGATATTTGGTGATTTCGATGGTATTGTCGTTGGAACAAAAAATATAATCTCAGGTCAAGAAATAGATGGGGCAGCTACAGGGAACGCTGACTACAACTTTATTGGCGCTGGTTCAGGTGTAAGTATATTTGAATCAAGTTTTTCTAGTATTGTTGGGGGGGCAGATAATGAAATCAATCAAGATTCTAGGCAAAGTTTTATTGGTGGGGGATCAGGTAATACTTTAGCAGGTTCTCGGAATAGTGTTATAGCTGGTGGAATAAATAACTCTATTCAAAGTTCCGAATCAGTACAGATTTTTGGATCTTATGTTGTTGATGGTGGTGGGCCTTATAATGGTTATGTTTATCTAGCGGATAACGAGGACAGGACAAAAAATCCTAGTAGGTCAGACGCTCTGTTTATTGATTTTATCAATGGTGTAGATATCAAGACGGGGGCGCTTGCTGTAGGAGAGGGTATAACAATGAGCGGTGGTCAAGCCGTAGCTAGTCAAAATTGGGTTGAGTCTAAGAATTACTTAACAAGCGCGACCGCAATTTCTTTTACGGGGATTAACTCTAGTCACGTTACTGACGCTCTCGGTTACGTTCCAGTTGACCCTTCAACAACGGGTGCGTTAGTTAACAGTAACGACATTGCTAACTTTATTACGACTTCCGATGAGATTAGATCCGCTCTTGGTTACGCTCCCGTTGACCCTTCGACAACAGGTGCGTTAGTCAACAATAACGACATTGCTAACTTTATTACGGGAGTCAACTCTAGTAACGTTACTGACGCTCTCGGTTACACTCCCGTTGACCCTTCGACAACGGGTGCGTTAGTCAACAATAACGACATTGCTAACTTTATTACGGGAGTCAACTCTACTAACGTCACTGACGCTTTGGGTTACGTTCCAGTTAATCCAGCGAACACAGGCCACAATCACGTATTGAATAACTTGACTGATGTAGCTATTACGGCTTCGCCTTCAGCTAATGACGTAATTTTTTATGATGATTCGACCTCGCAATTTGTAAACGGGAGTTTGTCGGCGGCGGGTATAGTAGCAACCTCACAGATAGCAAACTTTATTACGGGAGTCAACTCTAGTAACGTTACTGACGCTCTCGGTTACACTCCGGTCAACCCTTCAACAACGGGTGCGTTAGTCAACAATAACGACATCTCTAACTTTATTACGGGCATAAGTTCCAGTGACGTTACTGACGCTCTTGGTTACACTCCCCTTTCAGCTGGGACTGACGACCAAACCCTTGATGAAGTTCTATCCCAAGGTAATACTTCTGCTAGTGGAATAACAGTAGGTGCCTCAACTATTAGTGGGTCTCTTGAGGTCTCCAACAGTAACACAGGCATATCAGATATTTTTCATGTAGACGGTTTAAATGGCCGTTTATTCGGGGTAACTGATGAAGTAACCGGGACTGTATTCTCAGTTAACGATGCCGCTGGTCTCCCTATCGTAGAAGTGGAATCCACTTCTACATATGACAAGATCACGATGGGTGAGTATGGTAGTGATCTTA